TCTCCACTGGGGTTCCTTCCCCCTGACTGTATAAGACCGACTATTTAGTGGGTTATATACTCCGACCACCCGTAAAGGTGGTCGGGCGTCAGCCGAGCTGGCGGAAGCCAGCTAACCCAACGTCGCACATACCTATGTGTCGAGAGGGTCTGCCTACTGCGCAGGCGCGCATCGCCTCCTTCAACGTATGGTACCCGATATGCATCGAGATACCATAAGAAGAGGGTCCTCACATCACTTACCGTAGTGATCCTGTCTTTTGGACAGTATCTCTGGTAATGTGAAAGTGAGCGGCGAGAGCACCATCTCACTAACTTAAGCTTATAGCTCAAGTGGATGTCGATCCAGACACCACTAGTGCTTACGTCATTAAATGGAACCAATTGTAGCTCCCATTGAGCTAAATAGCCCTTAAGGAGTTTCCAAAGGGAACCATATGGAGATAGAGCGGCCAACCCATTTATAATATGCGACAAGTCCGATTTATGTCGGAACTCGTCACGTATATAGAATGGCGTGACCAATTGGCCTTGGAACCAATGTGAGCCGCAAGACTCACGAAAGGGACCGGACCAATAGCTCTTCTCTTTATTGACGGTGAAGCCTAAGAAAGAGAGAATGCGAAGCAGGGGGTCGACAAGTTCCGTTTCTATGATGATATCATCACCATAGACCGAAAACTTGCGCGAACCGACTGCCCAGCAAGCCGCAGCGAAAACAATTGTCTCAATGGCGAAGGTGCTTCCATTTCCCATGGAAGAAAACTTCTGGTAACTTCCGTTACCGAAAGTTTTACTTCTCCAATGAGTCGAGCGGAAGGCATTCAAGACGTCAAACCATTCTGTTGGAAACAGAAGGGCGACCGTGTTGAAGGCCACCGTATCGGAGGCGGAAGAAAGATCTATTGTGGCCAAAGAGCCATTAATCGAACCTTCTTTTGCCAACAATTGATTTCGGGACTGGTCAGAGAGGTTAATACCTCGCGCCCTAAGGCGTCGTTTCGCAAAAGTATCGAAGGCGAGTTGGAACGGTAAGGCACCGTCTGGCTCGCAAGCGATCGTGCGAAATGTCTTCCAGTTCTTAGGCACGACTTCAACTCGATTCTCTGAAACAGGTCTAATTCTCGGCACCTTGTAACCATAGAAGGTCGCAAGGGAGCGGAGAAAAGGAACTGTTCCAGGAGGACACTCGTACCGTCGCTTAACCTTAAGATAAGGTAAGCTCCGAATTCGAGAGCTCGAGGCGGTAGCTCCATCTGTAACTTTGATTAATCGAGGAAGATCCTCGATGAATCGATCTACCGATCCCAACGTCATATGGACGTATTGCTGCATTCTCTCAAGGTAAGAGCTAATAGCCGAGTCGAGATGACTGGGATTAGCATAATACCAATCGAGGCGTTTGTTCGTACGTTGACATTGGCGCTCGGCCTCCATGAAGGAAAGCCGAGCAGCCTCTGTACACGCATTAACATCCGCAAAAGCTGCATTCTTCTTAAAGAAAGCAGTTATTTGCAGCAGGGTTCGAAAGGTCTCGATCCCCTGATTTTCAGGATCGAAAAGTGACAGAGCCTCACATAGAGCCTTCAGGTTCCGAGATCTCAGGTTTCCCTGAATCTGGTTCCTTTGGCCGCATGTCAAGGCCCAGGAGCGGTCGTTCAGGTAACTTCGGCACACGTCGTAAGTTATCTGTTGAGGTTCCATCTGATGGATACTCCAATGCCCGGACTTCATTACCGAGGTCTCTTAGAATTTCATCCTGAAGCGATAGACGCTTGTCTATAGCATGGATTATCTCTTTAGAGACACCTTCTCCCAAGTTCTGCAGGAAGACTCCAAAACCGCTTATCAAAGCGGTTATCAGCGCTCCAATAATAGAGCGTTGAATGATAGGAGTCCGCAGGTTACTTGAGGAAATTCTGGGACGTGACTGACGCGGCAAACTCATCGCCGGCCACCATGTCTTTCAGAATGGTAAGGACGTCACTGATCGTCGTACCGGTAATCTCTACCGGATAGCGAACGGTCACGGACATAACGACCTTCGAAGGAAGGACAGCACCGTCGGCGTCGACACCAGCGTGAATAACGCTGTAAGTCGTTTCCGCCACATGCTGACCTCCAACCGGCACACGCCGCTTCTGGATCACGAGCTTCGGCTTTACAGCCGTGTGTCCACTAGTAGTCCATGTGCGAGAGTCTCCAGTATTGGCAAACTCCGTGAGGGTGGTAGCCATTGCTGCCATCACAAACTCCTTTTCATTCGACTTATCAACGCCCACAGATCAGCCATCTGTAGGGCGGTGAGAGGCCGAGGGTTAAGGTGCGGAAGAATGGAGACTGCCTGAGGAGTCCTTACCTTATAGTCAGACGCGCCTGTGAAGAGTACCTCATAGGGACTCTCATAGTAATAAGGAGCCTTTGGCTCACTTAAACACCGGGCCGTACGGACAACTTGTATCCGTATCCCGGACGCGGCTGTATACTTAGGGTGTAGGACGACGAACGATGCCGCTTGGATCGCCTGCCCGACATTGACTACCCAATCCACAATGAAAGAGAACTTTAAGAGTTCCCATGCAGTGAGGAGAGGGTTAATCTGTATCAAGGCAGGCTCGACATCGGCGGCGATCATCCCTCGCAAGCCATAAGTCACGGAATCATCCACGACTATGGTATTCTTACGAGCGATGTCTTCGCCGTTGCCATGGATTAAGGTCTCGCTATACTTAATAGTAGTGCCAGACCTTTCAGTAACGCGAGTAAACTTACGGTTATAATTCTCAATAGCTCCGACAAGATTTTTCATGTCGTTGACTATCTGAGCATAGCCGTAGCGGCCTTCCAGATAAGTATTCTGGTCGAACTTCATATCCTTAAGCTTATTCCGCTGAATAGCTCTTAGAGAATTATCTAAGAGCTTCTTCAAGGATTCAGCAGCGGATTTTAGTTCGGCGGCCCAGGTGAGCAGATCGAACTGACGTGAATTAAGTTTCGCGGCAGCTGCCTGAACGTAAGGCCTCAAATCATGATATGAGGCCCCCCGTTCATGCCAAAGTCGATCTGGCGGAAAGCAGAGCCGAGCAGCATCGAGCGATATGGGAATTTTCGAAGCAGAATATTCCCTATAGCAAGAACTCCTCGGATCTCTTAACGCATACCCCGTATTCGTTTCTTGGGTACTAGTTCGAATGAACTTAGTCCAAGCCGTGTAAGGGATAAGCTCACCAAGTTTCAAACGTTTCTGAAACCGCTCAGTTGTCTGACCGATAGCCCATGATTCACTTATCGATTCGTAGTTCTGATGAACATACGGACCGTCAGTGTTACATGTAGCTTGTCGGATATACAGAGACTGATTCGTCACTGTATATGCGGGATCCATAGATCCGTGCGATATTGTCGCCATTTTGTAATCAGGCAGTAGCTGAACTTACGACTTTCCGCGAAAGCCGAAAGCGTAGGGCCAATATTGGACGAGCAAGGATGCTCGACTGGTCCCCCCGAAATGGGGGG